GTAAAACAAGAGGAGTAAATTACTGTCTAATTAATGAAAGATATACGTCAAAAATGTGCAGTAATTGCGGTACGATAGACGATAATTTAGGTGCCAGTAAAGTGTACGACTGTAAAAGTTGTAATATGAAGATAGACAGAGATCTGAATGGCGCCAGAGGAATCTACATAAAAAAATGGCTAAAATAACAATAAAACTTAGGCGAGATAAACGTCTATAGAACTATGTATACTTAAAATGGTTAGTTGTAGTGGATCAAATACTTTAATGCTAAGCTAATGAATCTGCTGTGACGATATTTATGTGGATGAATTTCGTGTAATGTCCATTTAGTATACAGAGATATTCACGAAGTATAATCTAGGATAGTACTGTCAAGAAATATCAAGTTCAATTTATCGGAACATGGCAAATATATCAATAAAACTGTGGAAGTGGAATTGAATGACATTGACAATACTTAAATAATATAGTATTAATTTTATTTATAATGGAATTTTACATTGTCTCAAATAACAAAACAGAAAAAAGACTCAGAGATGGTTTAAATGATACAGAGAAATCATATAAATTCTGTTCACTTGAAAATCTTCCAAATTATATAAAACATGATATGTACTATATTAGAAAAGTTACTTTGCCAGATTCGGTTGAAGTAACAGAGGCAGATGATTTGTATAGAAGTAAAAGTATTATACTGGATAAAAAAGTGTCAGTAGAAAAATTTGACAAATGGGCAGATGAAGAATTTTGTAAAAATGCCGTTAAGAAAAATTGTATGTTGCTTGAATACATTCAAAATCAGACTGATGAATTATGCAAATTAGCACTTGACCAAAACACTGATACACTAAGTTTAATCAGGGATCAAACACCAGAGTTATGTGAATATGCTATTAAAAAAAATCCATTGGCTATAAATAATGTTAAGCATCAGACATATGAATTATGCAAATTAGCAGTAGAATCTGATATTGAGGCACTGGCACTCATAGATGAACAACCATATGAGTTATGTGAAGATGCTGTCAAAAGAGACCCATCTGCTATATATTATTTAAAAAAGCCTGATGAAAATTTGTATTGGGTTGCCTTAAAATCAGATATTGATTCCATAACACTTATAAAAAAACCGACAAATGAAATGTACATTTATGTTTTAGAAAGAGATGGAGAATATTTACAATACATTGATAATCAAACAGAAGAGTTATGTCGAATTGCAATAAAGAATAATCCAAGATGCTTACAATTTGTAAAAGAACAGACAAAATCACTATGCGAATTGGCACTAGAATTAGATCCAATGGTTATGAATTATGTGCGTATTCCATTAGATTAAATAGTATATATGTTATTTATATGACAGATCAGACTCAGTTTGCATTTGTGAGCCTATTGAATTCAGTAAGACCAATTCCAAAAATACTTGACTTAGTCAGTGGCAGATATTATACTAATGGAACACACAGTACTAAACAGAGACTACAAAATAATGATGTGTTTGATATTTTCCATTGCACAAAAAACAAAGTTTGGAGTCAACATCCAGAGTTGTATTCACAATTAGGGGAACTTGTGTCATTGATAATTTGTTCGAAGGATGTCAAAAATTATGATTTATGTAGTTCAGTAAAACATCAATTACAAACATTGGCATATTGCCTTACAAAAATGTGTACAAGAAATGAATATGATGATACAGCATATAATGCATATCAAATTTTTTTTGAAACCAAATTTCTTGATGATGAAGATTATTTGGCTTTTAAAGAGATGATGTTGTATTGGAATGTTAGAGGAACTGAAGATGAAAATCGTTTTTGGAATTAATTTTTATTTCTTAAGATACTTAAAAAATAAAAAATAATAATAATCATTAATATGGATGACACAAAAGAATTTATGAAGTATTACAATCAAGTAAATCCACTTGTCAAGCTACACAAGCTTACAAATCACTATGATTATGATTTATATAGACTAGTATGGAATAATAAAAATACCACATTCAATTCTGAGTGGTGGACTTTGGACAACATGTTGTTACTGGACAAATATGATAAATATTTTGTTGAAAATGACATACAGTATGATTTTGGAGAAAAAGTTGATAGAGTTGCACTAAATGTCAAATTAGAAGAAGACAGACAAAAATTCTTTGATGAGTTTAATTTTTGTGAAACAGTAGATGAATATAAATGGCTTTATTATATAATCAATAATTACCAGTCGAGACACTTATCTTCTATCAATACTGATTTACTTGAAATATGTAATGTAATTATATCTCTTAATGATGTTCAAGTTCCAACTTTCATGAATAGTCAAATAACACAATTGATAAATAAATTCACACAAATTTTTTATGATTATAAATTTTCGAGATTGAATGTAGACTTTATAAAAATATTGCAAGAACTTAGTGAGAATGATATTATGAAATTAAAACTTGTGATTCTTAGTAGATCTACAGCTGCAGACAGAAATAACTTTTGGAAACTAAATCAAAATGAAAAAAGAATGCAATATGTTTATTAAAATATCCCTAATCAGTTTTTGTCTAAAAAATTGAAAACAAAACATTTTAAATAATTATGAATACATAACTATTCATAATTATGGCGAGTTTACTTTATAAATTACATGAGATGAAAAATGAAATCGACAAAGATATTAAATTTTTAGACTATGACACAAATAATAAATTAATAAATTTTGATTGGTGGACTTTTGATAATTTACCATTGTTACATAAGTGGTTAAAGTATTTTAATGATAAATATATAACGTATAATGAATTCATCTCGGAAGAATCAAAAATTATGATTGAAAAAGACAGAAAAATTTTTTGTGGTGAATTTGGTCTTTACAGTCCGACAGAAGAATATTTATTTTTATACAGAATGAGCGAAGTGGCAAGAATGAAAGACAATACAATAAATGTCGATTTGCTTAACATTTGCAACACTATTATTATTGACAGTAAAACGTGTTTGAGTTCTATTGAAATGAATCAATTAAAAGATAATTTTATGCAAATATTCATTTATGAAAAATATATGCCATTAATCGTAGATTTTTTGCGATTAGTAGGAGAGTTTTCAACAGAAGATATTTATAAGTTAAAATGTGTTTTAATTGGCAAAACATGTCATGAAATGGATTCAGGCAAATTTTGGAAATTTAATAAAATACAAGAAATTAGAAATACAATAGAAGAACGAAAGAGAATTGAGGGATATAATCCAACCTATGGTGGATGGTAATCAAAATCTATAGAAAATCATATATTTTTTTTCTATAATGTTTTGATCAACTTTTTTATTTATATTTATTGTATATGGGAGGTTATTTTTCAAAAACAGAAAATGAAATGGCAACATCACTATTAAATATTGATGACATGTTTGAAATGCATAATATGAATGTAAAATTAAAAGATATTAATGAAACAAAAACAACAAAGAAATATGAAAACTTAGTATTTGAAGGCGGTTCTACAAAGGGTTTAGCATATTGTGGAGCGATAAAAACACTCGGCGACTATGGGATATTAGAAAATATAAAGAGATTTGCTGGATCGAGTGCCGGCGCAATAACAGCAACGCTATTGGCACTGAAATACACACCAGAAGAAATAGAAAAAATTGTATTTAATACAAATTTTGATAGCTTTATTGATAATGAATTTAACATTGTGGAAGATGCAGTAAATATATATAGAGGGTTTGGCGTATGTACTGGAAATAGTTTTTTTAATTACATAACTAAAATAATAAAAGACAAAACAGGAAATGAGAAATACACTTTTGCAGATTTATACAAAAACACTGGAGTTGTTTTAGTAATAACAGGAACATCGATAACAGATAAAAAAACCATATTCTTCAACTATGAAACTTATCCAGACATGGAAATAAGACTCGCTGTAAGAATATCAATGAGCATACCATATTTATTTGAACCAATACGATATGATAATAAGATGTTTGTTGATGGAGGAATGTTAGATAATTACCCATTACATGTATTCGACAAAGGAGAAATTAATCAAAAAACACTTGGGTTAAAATTAATTACGCCAAATGATACTGAAGATAAAAAATTAATAAAACCAATTCAGGATAGAGATATAAAATCAATAAAGGATTTCTCACTTGCTTTATTAAATACAATGTTAGTGACTGCAAACAGGAATGAAGTAAATGATTTTTATTGGAGTAGAACAGTCTCAATAAATGTTCCAGATTTGTCCGATATTAATTTTAATATAAACAATGATTTGAAAAATAATTTGATGGAATGCGGTAGAACAGGAGTTGTTGATTTCTTTGCAAAATCAAATTATATTTCCCTGTAATTTAATTTATTCACAAAATTAAATTATATTTCCTGTAATTTCATTTATTCACAAAATTAAATTATATTTCCTGTAATTTCATTTATTCACAAAATTAAATTATATTTCCTGTAATTTCATTTATTCACAAAATTAAATTATATTTCCTGTAATTTATTTACAAAATTAAATTGTATTTCCCTGTAATTTAATTTATTCACAAAATTAAATTATATTTCCCTGTAATTTAATTTATTTTTGTGATATAATAAATATAGAGATGAGTTTTACGTTGCCATTCAATAAAGCAAAACACAATGTCATTATAATGAATCAAAAACGTAATAATAAAAAACCTGTAAAAAGCGAACATAAATATTTGCTGAAACGAGGTCAAGATTTAGACACTGATAATTTTCATCTTTTCAGTTTAAAATCTCTTGCAGGAGCAAAGTTGCCAACATCTGTTGATTTAAGAAGTAATTGTCCGACAGTGTTTGATCAAGGTGCATTGGGAAGTTGTACCGCAAATGCATTAGCAAGTGCTTACCAATTTGTGCAGATCAAAAATAAAACTAAAAACTTTGTTCCATCAAGATTATTCATTTATTACAATGAAAGAATGGTAGAGGGGACAACAAAAGAGGATGCTGGCGCAGAATTAAGAACTGGTATAAATGTCATGACAAGATACGGGGTTTGCCCAGAAACAATGTGGCCATACAACATAAATCAATTTACAGTAAGACCAAGAAATACATGTTATAACAGTGGTGTTTTACATAAAGTAACTACTTCAAAAAGGGTTGGCCAAACACTAAGTCAATTAAAACAATGTTTGGCAAACGGTTTTCCATTTGTAATTGGTATCGCAGTTTTTGATTCATTTGAAAGTGATGCTGTATCAAGAACTGGAATTGTCCCAATGCCGAATACAAGTACAGAATCTTTATTGGGTGGACATGCATTATTATGTGTCGGATACAATGATGCCACAGGCAGATTCATTGTTAGAAATTCGTGGGGAACTAGTTGGGGCGATGCGGGATATTGTCATATACCATATGCATATTTGACAAATGCGAGTTTGGCAGGAGACTTTTGGACAATAAGTGCAGTTAACGACAAAAGAGATCCAAATGTGCCTTAAATAAAATTTGCTGCAATGTGCCTTAAATTAAAACAATCTACAACATCTGTTTAGTTGTTTTGTTTTCATTAAAAATTCATTAGATTGTTTCTTAAGATGTTCACTTTTAAGAACCAAATCATCTAATTTAACACCTCTTTCTAATACAAGATTAATATTGTCTTTCATGATTTGTGAAATTTCATCTAACTGTTTTTGAATTTTTTCAATTTTGTCTGCCTCTTTAGGATCATTGTATTTTTGCATGACTTCAGTCATTGTTAGGACTCCATTAATGTCAATACTGTTGTCTTTTGTTTTGTCAAATCTAAGTGATGGAAGTTGTTTTTCAAATTCACTCATAAGTATACATAATAATTTTCTTGATGCTTTTGAACTATAATCGCCATCTGTCACCATTACATAAAAATATTCATGGGTTTTATTTGCCATAATGTTCATTAAATAATTATGTTTTGGTTCTGAATGTCGTATTGTTGTGAATATTTGATCGATCGGATGGACTTTTACTGCTTCTCTCATAGATACAAATAAAAAGTCCCTCACTAATGATCTTGAAAAAAATGGAAATGATGACAAATTTTGTACTTCTGATACTCTAAAAGCAAAGTCATCATTTTGTTTGTAAAACAAGCCAATCGAATAGATCATTTTATACGGTAGATAATATCGAATTAAGCCTGTATCATATGGATTATATTTTCAAATTGACTCTGTATTTCTATGAATTTGAATTTCAAATTTTAAAACAAAAGAAAAATTGTGAAAATGCTTGTCGCATTTTCAGTCTTTTTAATCATATATGTATTTTCTTTAGAAAATACATATATGAATAAAAATTATAGAATATCCCTAGCGGGAATTTCATCATTTTGTTTTAAGAGGATATAAATAATAAAAAATTGTAAAATTCCTATTCGTAATTTTATCATTTTTTAATTTATTATTTCGCCTAAAGGCGCAATAATAAATTAAAAAATTGAACATTTAAGAGGAAGTATATTATGGGATAAAAAATTGATATAGTCATTATGGAATCTGTTGCTAGCACTGCATTGTCATTTAAAAAATCATATGAAGAATGGTCAAATAAACTAATTGACGAATTATTAACCAAATTTACAGAAGGTTATCCCACAGACGAATTGATTAAATGGTTAAATGATAATTATGTTATGACAATTAAGTCATCAGTAGAATTAATACGTGAAAATCATCCATCATCATTTAATATTAATACAATTCCCTCTTGTGGCACAGAGTTTGTCATTACTAATAATAAATTAGATCTAAAATTACCTTTGTTAAAAAGGCTATTTCACAGATGTTTATTGCAACATAAAGGCGCATATTGGTATTGTTCTGCTGGAAACGATAATGTTATATATATTTATCCAAAAGGAACCGCTAAAAATGAAATTATAAAGAAGTATGTAGATGCTGTATTTTCTATAAGTGATAAAGATGTAAATGAAGTTATTGGAGAAAATAGAGAATATTTAGAAAAGTTAATTGCAAATGTGTCGTTTGGTGACGATTGGAAAAAAAATCCATATTTTGAAGGTGGGGAATGCGACTATGTTTTAAATTGCAGTCATGAAGAAAAAATGCATCTTGTATGTGATCAAGAAGAACAACTTTCTGGAGCATTAGATACAATCAACAATATGTTGCCAAGTGAATCAAAATATAAATTTGTGGTTAAAAACCAAAAGGGACATGAATATTTTATTAAATTAACAAAAGACTGATTTATTTTTTATTTATTTGCTACAATCACATAAATAAAAATGATAAAATGTCATATTTTAGAATTTTGCCTATATATAAAAAAATTGAAACTCAAAATTACTGATTATCATACTTTTATTTATTATATTCCACAGTCAAAAATGGCAGTTGATAGTTTGTATATAAAATCTAGGGCTGCATTAATTTGTAAAGTCGCATATGATACAAGTTGTGATCAGCTTCTTGAGGAATTATTAAAAAGATTCCCAGATGGTTACCCAACATCAAAATTTATTGAATGGGTCAACACAACTGATTTTTTAAAAATAGACAGAAGTATTGATGTTATAACTAAAAATAAATTAAAAGGTTATGATAATGATTATTCAGACAATGAGACATTATGGTTATATACATTTGTTGTATTGGAAAATGTCTTATGTTTGAATAATAAATTTTTTGAGAAATTGTTTTTTAATTGTAGGATTTCACAAGGATGTGATATGGGAGATGGTTTTTATGGATATAATAATAAACTATGGATTCTCATAGAAAATAATGAATTGATAGTGCGGGCGTGTGAGGAATATAAAGAAGCTATACTTCCTATTTAAGATTATATTTATTTATGTAAAGCATTATGACTTCGAGATTGCCAATTATTGCAGGATTAACAGTTGCGTCAGTTGCAGCATCAGTTTATGGTTATGTTAAGTTAACAAAATATTTTGATAATTTGGCTGAAAATAAGAAAAAACATACACTTTGGATTGAGACTGATTTAGAACCAGATGATGTTTTAGGTATTAATATTTTGCAAAAAAAGAAATATAGCATTAATACAATTGTATCTGGAGAAGGTGACACAGATAAAAAAATTTTTAGAGCTGTGAAGTATTTTGGAAATGCATGCGATAAGTTTATCATTGGAGAGGGTTCTGATAAAGAATTTAAAGAGAATGTCACTGAAGATACTTCTAAAATCAAATGTGAAATTCACAAGTCAGAAAATTATGAAAATCTATTAAGGGAATATTTGAATAAAGGATATACAAAAATGCTTATCATCAAACCACCAAGAGAACTGTTCAAGTTATATTGTGAAAAACCAGAAGAGGTAAAAGAAATGTTAAAAGGTGTTACTTGTTATATGTATGGATCCTTTAATTTGAGATGTTTAAAAGCTGACAAAAATAAATTAGAAAGCTTCCTAGCATCTTTTGGAAAATTATATATATATGAAACATATCACGCAACAGGTTCTGAAAATACATTAAATGCATCAAATTATAATAATTTTAGTAAAATGGCAGAATTGTGTCCAAATCTCAAAGAATTGATGGAAGAATGGGATAATTTCAATATGCAGGACTGTGTTGACACATGTAATAAACTTACTGGCAGAACTGATGTTGAATTAAAATCACTTGATGAATTGGTGTCTTCTGGTCAGTTTACAGGAGCATTGTCAGATCGACAAAGTATTTAAAAGTATTTAACTTTACTATATATATATGAAATCTAAAGATGTTTTAAGAATTTTAGGTATTTCTAGAGTTACTTTATGGTCTTATGTCAAATCCGGTAAAATTAAAGTTACTAAACTTTCTAATGGGTTTTATGATTATGATGATAAATCTGTTTACGACTGTGCCGGAAAAAAAAATAAAGTTAACGTTATTTATGCAAGAGTTTCTACCTATAAACAAAAAGATGATTTGAAAAGACAAGTTCAGCTTCTTAATAAATATTGTCTAGCCAATAAAA